AATGCCGCATACGAATACATAAAGATGAACGGGCCAACAACATCAAGTGAATTGCTTGAGATGGTTAGGCAGAAGAACGGCAGACGATTCATAAATCGTGGGCCAAGTCACGCCAATGGTGCGTCACAGTTATTGCGAGTGGATAAACGCTTTGAATCAAGAATGGTTAAACACCGAACCCAAGCGATAGGTGATGGTATTACATATATGTCATATGAAGTATGCGAATGGAGTGTGGTTGAGCATGAAGAGTAGGCGACAGATACAGAATAGATTGAATGACGAAACAGATGATACCGACTTTTTGGCTGCGCTTGAGTGGGTACTCAAAGCCGACGGCTGCCCCATGTGTAATGTAGGCAACCGAAGAGGTCTTGAAGTTAAGGTACATCGTGGTGAAGTTACGCCAACATTCCTTGAGACTAAGAATCAATGGCCTGTTGGGACAGTAATGAATCACATGGATGAACACTTAGAGTACGACCCTATGGAGGCCGCACACATGGAGAAGATGAGGGATGAATCAATCTCCACCCTCAATGTAGCCGAGGACTTGGCACAACGCCTTGTCTCATGGGTCGGTGAGTTAGAGGCTCGTAAGGTCGAGGAAGGTTTGACATCTGAATGGATTGGTGACGCTACCAAACTACTGAACCAAGGTCAAGGATTCCTCAAGTTAATTGGACAACTCAAGAAGGAGATAGGTGTTGATTCACAACTCCTACTGGCTGACCGTAAGGTTGAGAACATGATGGGTATTCTAGTTGATGTACTCAAGAGTGAGCCGATTTACTTAGACCAAATACAATTGCGTCTTGCTACACTGACCGCACCGACACAGCATATACAAGAGGCTGACTTCGAGGTGGTTGAATGAAGTTTAAGCATAAGCGTTGGCGTGATGCAGTAGTCCGACATCTGAGTGAGAAGGGGCCACAACTCCTGTCACAAATCTTAGATGAGTTAAGGAATAAGGATGGTCGGCCATTCGTGTCTGCACCACGGTTGAATGCAGCAAGTAATGTACTCCACTCCGATAAGCGCATAATGGTTCGTGAGGTTTTCAAGTATAGTCTTGGTACTAGCGGGCGATACAAAGCATATGAATATGCTGTTGACGAAACGGTTGAGTGGAATGGTTAAGCGATTCTGCAAGTCGCTTGGATGTAAGGCTGAATTAACTGACCCAAGCAAGGGTTATTGTAGCCGACACATTTATAGAATGGCGATATTAATGGACACTACGAAGTGGTTGAGGGATAAATATGACACGGAACGGATGGCGAAACAAGACGAAGCAAATGCTAAACACAAGACCGATATATGAGCATGAGTTTCCGACACTAGCGAAGGCTATGGCCGAGGATGGTTTGACCCTTAGAATTGTATCTAAAGGTAATGGTTATGAGTGGCTCGTTGCTGATTACATACTCTCGGCTAAGAGTGTGCGTGAGGTGTGGGAATTAACACCCCATCAGATGCGTCGTTTCACTGCTTGGCTGTTGGCATTCAACACGGAGTTGGTTATATGGGAGTAGTTATATTTACAAACGATGACGCTAAATATCGAAAGGGTAATTTCATACCTATGTATGGCGACATTACTATTCCACCGACAGCACCGGACACTACATTTATTCTTCACAACAAGTCCTTTAGCGAGGCTGATATTCTATACTGGGCACCGATTATATCCCACCGCTTAGTAGTGGTGGTTGACAAGGTACCCAAGTTAACCGATGCCAGTGAGGACTATGTTATAGTTGACCAAGCACTCAAGGTTAGGCGTGAGGATTATAGTCGCTCTATTCGTGCAGCGTTATGTTGGACTGACCGAGACAGGGCGTTGAGCGTACTTGCACCTATCCCACTCCCACTAATGAACGCCTTTGTCAAGGCTAATGTGGATAATATGGAGGTCGGTAGGCTCTTGGCGCAGTGCCGATATACTCTACATGATGACTACACTAGGGCGGTTATGGCCTACGGTATTTATCCTGTGTCTAATTTCAAGTGGCCGAAGAAGGCTAACAAGAATGACTATATACTGCCGAGCGATATGAGACAATCAGACAAGCACCTTGGAGTCATACTGAATAATGACATCGTGGTTTCAAATGCTCTCCGTAGGGATGAGCCTAACTCACTGCCAAGTAGTTTGCCTAAACGAAAACAGAAGGCGATTGAATGGTTATGAATGAAGTATTTGTATATGGAACACTGAAGCAAGGCGAAGCGAACAATGATTTACTAAAGGACTCCAAGTTCTTAGGTGAGTATCAGACTGAACCACGGTGGGGGCTGCTAGATTTAGGCGCATTTCCCGGCATGGTGCCCTCTAACAAGGCTGTTAAGGGTGAAGTATTCTTAGTTGATGATGATGTGTTGGCGGCTGTTGATTTACTCGAAGGGGTTGAACACGGATTTTACAGGCGCAATATGATTTACATCTACTGCCCTGTCTCTAACGAGAGGCGTGAGGTATGGACTTACATCTACTGTGGTATGCGTTACATTATGAACGATGACACTACTGCGGAGTGGTCACGATGAGTTTTGTAATAGGTATGTTCACGGCCTTTATTATCTATGCAATCATATATGTGTACATTGATTCTCATACATGGGAGGAATGGAGTATAGGTAAATTAAGGAGTGGTTACTCCGGCGTTGATGGTGATGTTGGCAGCGAAACTAATATGAGTGAAGCGGCCATGTTCATGAACATTAATGAATGAGGGTCAAATACCAAACACTCATAAGACAGGCTGTGTCAGCCAATAATAACAACAAGCGAGTGCGTCGAGCGATAGTGGAAATACTACTAAAGCATGGGGCATGTACTCGGGAACAGGTAGCACAACACCTGCAAAATTACAAAGGTGTTAAGAATGTTCCTTCTCCCAACAGCCTTTCTGCTCTTATGTCGAAGAATCCTCAATGCGTTATTGTTGGCCGTGAGAAGGTCGAAATGACAAGTGGTATTAATACTCACCATATGTTATTCGACATTGACCGTAAGGTAATTCAGACCAAGGATGATTTAATTTTGACAAGACCAATCTCGGTTATGACTCCTAGCGAAAGGCGCAAGGCTATACAGTGTAAGTGCTGTGGTCGCACAAGAATAATGCCTAACGATTCCCCCGATACCTGTATCACTTGTCTCCGACAGTAATATATACTGCCGATGACTATTGGAAACCATGCGAGAAGTATGGGCGACGAAGCACCGACCAACACACCTTGATGGTTTCGAGGGACAGGAACACATTGTAAAGGAAATGGACTACATACTGTATGGTAGTGCTTCAATGCAACACTACATATTTTATTCTCCCGAACCCGGAACAGGCAAGACATCTATGGCCCATATCTTAGCAAAGGGGTTAGGGTATGAATTACATCAGTACAATGCTTCATCCAAGCGTCAGCGTGGTATCGAGTTTATCGAGGAAGAGTTGGCACCTATGACTAGGCTAGGTCAGTATGAAACCATATACTTCCTAGATGAAGCAGACCAACTAACACCTGCTGCACAGTCAGCACTCAAGGGAGTGATTGAAGATGCACAAGGGTTCTTTATTCTTACATGTAATGACCTAAGCAAGATTAGTCCTTGGCTTCAATCCCGTTGCCAAGTGCGAACCTTTGTACCTATTAATGATACAGATATGTTCACACGCCTATGTCATATTGACGGCAAGGAAGGGTTTCAAAGTCCAACTAAGGATATTGATACCATAGTCGATACGAACCGTGGTGACTTGCGTAATGCAATTAATTCACTACAAGCGTACCACTCTATCCCCGTAGCAGACCGTGAATCATTCTTAATTGGTTTAGGTCAACCGCCTGTGGATGCACAGATGATACTCACCCTTTGTTTGAAGGAACAGCAGGTTGAGGAAGCCGTCAAGTTGATGGGTTCTTCTAACCTTAGACAAACAATAGATGCCGTGTTTAGATACGGCATTGATTCTCCCGCCAAACCAGCCAGCAAATTAAAGTTGGTTGAGGCCGCAACGCAAGCCCGCCGTGATTTACTCATGGGTGTGGAAGCCCACTATGTAGTGTGGGACTTCTGTCGGAGGCTGGCAGCGTAAGGACTATATACTGGCGAGACAGACAACAAAATGGAGGCAAAAAATATGGCAGATATTAACCAAATGATTGACCGAATAAGCAAGAACATAGGCGCAAGCGAGGAAACACTACGCTCGAGAATGGATACAGTCCTTTCCGAGAATAAGAACACATGGCTTGACGCTGGAAAGACAGAAGATGAGTGCGGACTCAACGCTCTTAGAATCGCCGGTAGGCAGATTAAAAGTGAGAGTGAACGCCTAAAGCGTAGCGGTGCTACACTATACGAAGGTATGTTCATCAGCGTTCCACGCTACAAGGATTGGGCAGAACTAGCATACAAGAAGGCTGCTGGTACTCTTTCCCAAGGTATCGAGACTGTGACTGAATCACTTATCGAAGAGGGTAACATTATTCTTTACGAGGATAATAACGACGGTACATTTACCAAGCGTTACAACCCATCCTTAGCGCAGAAAGCAAAGTTTGAATCCGGTGCAGCGACTACCGAGTTAGACTCTTTACCAAAGGGTACTTACGATAGTGGTAACGGTATTCATTTCCACCTAGTGTGGGATAAGAATAACCCAACATTCCCTTCCGGTGATAGTAACTGGAAGTACGGCGCACCTAGACCACTCACTGAGAAGGACAGAACATGTCTATTCCTTGGTCGCCCTCGAGGTACTAAGGATGACATGCGTGTGTACTCAATGAGGTTCAACGGCCAACTTGCCGAAGAACAGCACCCTACTTTCGTAGCAGGTACTATTGCTATGCGCCCTGCTCGTAATGGAGATGTAGCCTACGGTAAGGCTGGCGTATCAGTATTCAACCGTGATGATTCTATACAGGATTCTTTCAGTGACGCACCGGATACCTTGGTTGGCGGACTAGAGCAAATCAAGACTCTCGAAGGTGGTCTGCAAGACATAGAAGCGTATGTTGGCACACTATCCGACAAGGAACGCTGGGATGCTTTAGCAGCAGCCATCGTAGAAGTGATTCACATTGACCCAAGGGACAATGGTGGTTACATTATTACTACCGGAGACTTGGATATTATGTCCACTGCCGGTACTGTTGACATCTATGTTACAGGTAAGCATGACTCACTTGTTAACTTCGCTGTCGGTAGTTCACTGATGCTAGTAGGCTCTCCATACATGAGCCGTGATGGTGAGGCTAAACTTGCTGTCACAGGTTGGTGGTGTGCTGAATCTATGGCTGCCCCACAGGCAGTTGAGATGCCCGAAGAAGGGGGCTGGGACTGATGGCGTGGGCGAAGCAAGAAGCCGCTTCGACTACGGCCCCTCGCCCCTCATTTGGGGTTGAGCATTACCGTCAGTTATTCGACTTGAAGCGTGAGTCGATGGCACCAATCCGTATGGCATTGGTAGGCAAGGAGAACACCGCTAAGACAGGGCTTGCTATTGATTTAGCGTTGGCTCACACAGATAAACAAGTAGTAGTTATCGACTGTGATAACTCGGCTCAGAATACTGTCGAGTATCTCATATCCACCGGGGCGGCTGAGGCTAGCCGTATTAGGGTTATTCCAATCATTGATGAGTTGGATGACGCTATGTGGAATGAGGACAATACTACTAACTGGATGGCAGTTGTTGACAAGATTGAATGGTTTGCATCCTTCTTGGCTGAGTCTACTGAAGAAGTTGGCGCAGTTATCTTCGACGGTGGTTCAACATTCCTCAAGTGGTGTGAGTTTGTCATGACAGATAGACTAATCCGCCGTGGAATTATTAATGACAGTGGTGATGGATTCAATCAGAAAGAATGGCGGGAGCGAAATAGTATTTACAAGGGTGTCTTTGACCGCTTGACAGCACTACCAATTCCGTACATCTTCTATACCTTCCATCTGAAGGACAATCAAGAGTACATGGATATTGGCGACGGTACCAAAGCACTGATGAAGGTTGGCGAGAAGGTTGAGTGGGCTAACGGAACACAAAGATTCGTGAGTCAGCAGATATTCCTAAGACGATACACTAAGAAAGGTGACAAGTCGGCGGGTGTTGAAGCAGACAAGGCTTTGAAAGACGGAGAGTTTGCTATACGAGCCAAAATCGAAGAGATGAAGGGTCGAAACATGGAACACTTAGGTAAAACTTACGAGGTTCTCAATGTCGATGGTGGTAAAGTCACTTGGAGTGGGCTGCCTTTGGATTGGTCTAATCCGGTGGAGGAGTTGTAAGATGAAAGAAGTGTCTCAACATGAAATCAAGATGCTGAAAGCAAAGATTGATAGACTGGAGAGGGATATTGATGATATGATGGGAAGGTTTGCTATGGTCGGGAAACTGTGGTCTGCTGTAAAAGAATTACAGGACATGCGTAACCGACAGGGAGACTTCCTAGCACATGAATTATTGTACCGTGAGGTGAGTTGATGAAAGTACCTAGAGATTTATTATTACAATTACTGGCAGTTACGAAGAGGGAACAGTCTATCAATAGCAAGACGCAGCCACAAGTTACTGGTTGTATCTTGTCACTTGGTGACAAAAGACTCTCGACTACAAGCATTGTAAAGGATGGGAAAACAAGTCTCTCTCGATTTTCATTTACATGTGATGATGACACACAGGATAGCGTACCAGTACCCGACATTGACAGGATGTTAGGTGCCCTAAAATATCACGGGGAAGTTGTTACCCTATCCTACAACAAGGAAACCGCTAAGGTTTTGATTAAGTCCAACAAGAAACAGACCACACTGGTAGGTGGTATGAAGGCCAAGGCGTTTGCCAACAGCCAACAGAACCTACTGGAGTGGCATAAGACCAGCATCGAAAGAGCAAAGCAGGTTCAAGGTAGTGTGTATAAAATGAATAATGGGGAAACTCGTTCACCGTTTGCTACTATTAAAGTATCATCAGATGTTTTACATGATGCTTTGAAATGCGATGCTATGAATGGGCAGAAACTTAATCGCTATTCTTTTGACATGAAGGGTGGAGAATTAATCGTAAGTGTTGGCGACCATTTCAAAGGGCTGACTGAGACTACTGTGGCCGATGGTTATAGTGACGATGACTTTACTGCTGTGTTTGAAGGTGGTTTAGAAAATATACTACGCTATTACAAAGGTGATGTTACTCTTAATTTCCTAGACTTCAAGGCTGAAGGACAGGGTACTAGATTGATTATGACCTTTGCTAATGGTGATTGGGTATTCCAAGCAGGGGTCTTGTGATGCCTAAGTTTTGGACTACTCCTAAAGGAGTTACCTTTCCTATGTTTGAGGAAGTTATCGGTAATAGTAATTATGAAGACTTCATTGACAAAAGGAAAAGGAATAAGCGTGTTAGGGGAATGCTAGCATGTATGGTTTATTTTGATATGGAAATAGGCGAAGAATACAAAACAGGTACTCTACGAGAGTACTGTCTAAAGTACAGCCCGACAGGTAACAGTGCAATAGTACTGTCAGCACAGAAGGTGGGTGCTTTGTTAACTGCTATGGTTAGACATGGCATACTATCTAGGCGTAGGTCGGGTAGCAAATCATATTATAGGAGATTGATATAATGAAATGTAGTAAATGTGGACACGAAGAAACGATTGAGAAGAAGGAAGATTACAAGTTTGCGACTTGGTTACACGAAGAATATGTGACTAAGCGTAGGTCTATGGTGGATATAGCGGCAGAACAAGGCGTTACCCCTATGACTATCAACAACTGGCTCAAGCGTTTTGACATCAAGACAAGAGGTCGTGGTGTCCGTTCCGGCTTATTTGACATATGAATAATAGTGCAAACGCATATATAGTGGCGAGGCATACTTAATAGTATGCAAGTAACACATAGCGGTGGTCGTAAGATTACCATACGAAGGCGTGACCCGGAGACTAAGGAGCGCATACAGGAAGTGATTGACACTTACCCGTATTGCTTTATGCCTACCGAAAAGGTCAATGATACATACGGATTGATTAGAGTTGAGCATGGGTACGAAGGTGTCTATGGTACGAAATTGACCAAGGTCTTTTTCAGAAATGAATATGACCGTAGGGAGTGGGTTCGCTCACACCACACATGGGAAGGTAACATATCCTTCGCTAACCAAGTTCTTAATGATAGACTGAAAGAGCAAGAGCCGTATCCTAACTACGAACATAGGGTATGGTATGTTGACGGCGAATGGAAGATGGGTTCTGAGGAGATAACTATACTCAGCGCACACGACTCATACACTGGCAAGATGTACACATGGTTACAGCATCCCGATGTCGAGTCGGGGATGGTGACTAGCATACCTTGTAAGAATCACCCCGAGGGGCTTGAGGAAGTAGTGTTTGACCCACCTGCCAAGGCGTTTGCTAATGAGCGTCAACTACTGGCTGACTTTGCTGCTCATATGAAGAAGCAAGACCCCGACATACTGACGGGCTGGTACTTTGTTGATGCCGATGTGTCAACAATCAGCACCCGTATGCGTAAGTTAGGTCTTGACCCTAGAAAAATGTCTCCTCTTAATCAACATAACTACAAGTATGGTGTAACAGATTTGCGCTGGACACAGCCTATACCGGGCCGTAGTTGTATTGACTTGATGGTTGCATTCAAGAAGTTATGGACTATCAAGAACGGTCAGTTAGCAGGGCAGAAGTTAGATGAAGTGGCGGACTTTGTACTCGGTGAGCGCAAGGTTGAGTTAGAGGATGGTCACGATACATACTACACTGATATAGGTACATATGTTGACTATAACAGACAGGATGTGCGCTTACTTCCACGCCTTGATGAGTACCTAAATGTAACTAATTACTACACATCATTGCAGCATCTAGTACAGTGTGACATAGAGACAGTACCTATGACTACTGCACCTGCTACCAGCCTGTTCATACAGGATGAAGAGTCCACAGGCCGTATTCCCGATGACCCACGCTTTAACAAGGTGGAGTACGAGGGTGCAGATGTACAAGAGCCGGAGCCGGGTCGCTATGAGAACATGGCAATCATGGACATTAAGGCCATGTATCACTCCAATGTAAAGTTGCACAACATTTCGTGGGACACGCTGAATGATGGTGGTAAAGACTGTGGTAACGGTAGCAAGTTTTTACAGGATAAACCCGGTCTGCTTGGTAGGGTCATGGATAAGATGACAGTCAAGCGTAATGAATACAAGGCTCTAATGAAACAGGCTACTACTGATGCTGAAAAGCGCAAGTGGGATGCTATGCAGTTTGCTACTAAATCTATGGTTGCTTCGCTGTATGGTGTTGCTGGTGATGCCAAATATGGTATGTATCACCCCGACATTGCTGCGGCTATCACATACACTAGCAGACAGACACTATTCCGTCTGCGTGATGAGTGTAATGAGCGTGGTTATCCTGTGCGATATGGTCACACTGACTCTATCTTCTGCCAAGTACCAAGTCCCGAAGAAGGTATGCAATTGGTAGCCAAGATTAATGAGTCTATGGCACCTATTGAGACCGAGTTCGAGAAGTGGTGTGAGTCTATGATACTCAAGGCTAAGAATCGCTACGCTGGTAAGGTCACATGGACTGATGGTAAGTACCATGACCCCGACTACTATTACAAGGGGCTGGAATTGAAACAGGCTCGTATGCCCAAGGCCATGAAGAGTGCTATGGATGGTACTTTGCGTGGTATTCTCGACGGTAAAGACCGTGAGGACATTGATGACTATTTAATCGGCTTAATCAGTGATGGTAATGCTGGTAAATTGGGTGAATCTCTACTGATGAAAGGTAGATTACGCAGACCATTACATAGATACAAGAGCATTAGTGGTGCTGTTGCCGGTGTAGTGTGGGCCAAGGAACATCTTGGCAAGCGGTATGAAGTTGATGACACCTTCCTCACTGCTATCGGTGCTGGCGGGCAGTATTATGCCTTCGACAATGTTGATGAATTAGAAGGTGTTGCTAAGATTGATTGGCCCGAGATGACTGAGAGATTCATTGTCAACAAAGCATGCGCTATCTATGACTTGGTTAACTGGGACACTCAACCCCTATGGAACGCTCACCGTGGCATTGGTAATGTCAAGTGGTTATAATTATACTCAGACGGGGTGCATTTAGTATTTGTTTTATACTCACAAACGCTATACTGCAATCCATTTTACTCATAGGTTAGACTATATAGTGGCGGGTGTAATGGTAGGGCATGGAAGAAGAATACCATAACAACAGCGAGCCGGGTGACGGCGATAACCTACTGGAATTACTACTGGATTTAAGTACAAGATGGGGCAAATTAGTCCCAACTCTCCCTTACGGAGCATTCAAAGACGATACTGATTCAGATTTATTTTTAGATGTTTGGAGCGATTTTCAACATGCGCAACACTGGTTAGAATCCGGCGGTAATAGTTGGGAAGCCCTAAACGATACTATACGACAAGCAGGTATCATACTAATCAATCATGCTATTGACTGTCTCGAGTATTCGACATCGGGCGTAACAGCAAGTTTAGATAACATGATTGGCTTACTTTCTAATGACGAATGGTATAAGGTTGATAATAACTTGAGGATGCAGTTAATGAGTTTTTACTCCAAAGTATAATCATAAAGCATATATACTGGCGAGACTAGAGGGATAGATATGGCAGAAGAACAGAGACAGCCGAAAAAGATGACAACCGCACAATTGACCAAAGGATATTACGCTCTTGAACAGGCGTTCAATAACATAGCAGCCGCTATCGGTAACGATATGTCGCAGGTTATGAATGTCCTTTCGGGTATGCTTAGACACTTAGATTTACTACTAGATATTACATGTCCTTCATGTGGTACCGAATTGAGTCACCCTAAGATGGATGGAGTACCGCTACCGGACAAGTGTCCGTCATGTCAAAGCGACTTGTATCCAAGCGAAGAAGAATGATTATTAAACAAACGGGGAGTGGAGTAAATATGGCACGAATACTTATTGTATCTGACGGCGAAGATGAAAAGATTTTCGCTGAAGCATTAGCAGAACATGGTCGCCGAGATGTTTATTGGGCTGTGGATAACACAGTTATGAATAAGCATAAGGCAGAAGCACTTGGAATTGACAGCAGATTAAATCTTGTTGGTTCTAAAGTGACCCATGATTCATTCGATAAAGTAATTGGACTATCCACCCCCGCACCTAAGAGCAAGAAGTCTTCTCCAAAGAAGACTCCAAAGGCTCTTGACAAAGAGGTTGAGGCGGTAGTTAATGAGTCCGAAAAAATACTCTAAGGAATGGTTCGCTATTGAAGGCCCGACGCATGGGCATTCTAACCCTATCAAGGCTAGTAGCAATGGATGGCCTGTAAGGCTATCTAAATCAGCATTTATGACCTATCTTGGTTGTCCCCGTAAGTATTGGTGGGGCAATGTGGCCGAGATACGCTCACCGCAGAATCATTTTATGGCTCACGGCACAGCCGTACATAGAGCACTAGAAAACCTATATGGCAATTGGAAAAATGAAAATGGTGACAAGTTTGCAGACTTAGGTCTGATTGATTGGGAGGATGAATCCACCCACCACCCTCATTTACTTTGGAACAAAGACCAACAACAAATCTATTCTGACTCGCTAATTTCACTTTGGCAATTGGAAAATGAGAGATTAGAGCGTTGGGGACAGGAACATTTTGCTCCTGTTGAGTTTGAAATTAAGCATGTTGTCAACCATCCCGATTCTAATTTCCTATTGGTAGGTAAGATTGACGGTGTACATAGACATCCCGACGGCGGACTTGTAATTACTGAATTGAAAACAGGGAAAGCCACCAAGGGTAAGATGACTAAGACTCGCAAGGAATTATGTTTCTACCGACACATGTTATCCCTACTAGACTTCGATGAAGCGGTGTATTTTTACTACTTATTTCCCGAGGCTAGCAATACTGACCTGTATCTTGAGTTACTCAACAAGAAAGATACGGAGGTATGGTTAGGTGAGAAGCAGGGAATGGCTGTGTTAGAGAAGGTTTCTAAGCGTTCTGTGTCAGCCATGTACAAATCGCTAGATAAAGCCATAGAGGGCATCAACGGCGACTTATGGGGTATGAAATGGAATGATTACTTCTGCACCGAGTGGTGTGAGTTCAATATGTCCTGTGAAGGACAGTTAGTTGGGCTTGATGAAGACCCCACACATTCATATACTGGCGGGACTGAGTGGTAAATATGACACAATGTAGCAAGTGTGACGGACTGATGGCGGAAGAAGTAGCATGGTTAGTTGGTGGACAGATAGATGGCCCTAGAGAATCAATGACACTACTGGTATGCCAAAAGTGCGGACACACAATAAAAGGAGAGGACACGAATGAAGCAACTACTGACATTTCCGAGGGAACTGGGGCTTAAACGAGCCATTGTTAAAGACTTAAGGGCATACAGTGGCTATCTCAACAAGATGAGAAGTAAAACTTCTTGTTATACTAGCCTGTATTCCTTTACTAAGTTGGACAATAATAATAAACCGGATTACAGGTATGCTATCATAGACCGAGCGTGGTGGGATTTCGATGCGGGAGAACGAGGGGGAATTGAACAGGTCAAGCGTGATGTCGCCGAACTCATCTCTAGGTTGGAGGGTGATGTACGGGTCGTGGCGACTGGTCGTGGCTTCCATGTCCACCAATTATTCAACAAAAGCGTGGTCGGACAGGAGTATAGACTCCCCCTCGAACACTACCAGCGACGAAAAGCAAGAGGATTAGTAACGCTTGACGGCGTAGGCTTTCCCGAAAAGATGACTCGCATTCCTAATACATACAACCCCAAGCGTGGGCGTTGGTGTGTGGTTATTCCTACTACTGAGTTCACTGCTGACCCTATGAACTACAATATACCTACATCTCCTGTCAGATTAGATAGGTCACATCATCCGTTTGGTGAACCTAACAATAGAGTATCTGCATTCGACTTTGAGCATTGGTGTGATAATTATGCACCTATACATGAGGATTATTCGTTTGCTGACAGCGTTACATTAGATAGTGATACCTTAACTGCTGGCTCAGTACCACTGATGCCCTGCTTGGCTAGAGCAATACACCAAGACAAGCCTAATCATCATGTGAGAGTAGCATTAGTACAGCATATGGCTGATGTGCTTAGGGACTATGCTGACCCCGATGCAATTAGTAACGAGCAAAAGAATGAGATACAGGATGAGATATTTAATTTCGTCAAAGGTCTTGGTTGGTCTAATTGGAATCCTACCGCATCACGCAAGGGCATAAAAAGTACGATGAAATACAGGCGTGTTCCGTCATGCTCATGGTTTGCTGCCCGTGGAATGTGCGCTAAAAAATGCTGGAGATACGATGGTTCGGCAGACATTCCCGAATGAGGTTAATAGACCAGCCGCACACAGCGTTACTTAATGCTGATAGTTGATGACCGAGAGAACGACCTTTTAATTCACAAACTATACGCTTCTATGGGCCATCATGACGAAGGTGGTCATGTCAAGGTCAAAAGACTACCTTCTGCTGATTATATCATCGGAGAGATAGGGATAGAGGCTAAAGAGATTAATGACCTGTATCACAGTATCATGGGGCATGGGCGTTCTCGTACCATTGTAGGTCAATTGGTGGACTTACAGGAGTCATTCGAGCGACCTATGCTAGTAGTGTACGGTACTAAACTAAAACCGTACATTCCCGGCAACCCTAGACCTAATAGAGCGCAGATAGCGAAAGAGATAAAAAAGATGAACGCTGTCATAAAAAAGTTTAAGCAAAACTTTATCATACAATTTCCAAACATACAATACATGGAGGTGTCCAGCATGGATGACATGGTTGATTGGCTGTCCTCAGTACATCACAACCTAAGATTACGCCGTAAGCCTACCAGTGAGCCAAAAGAATTACAGCGCAAGAGTAATCGTAAGGTGGACTTGCGTGTTAGAGTACTGTCTGCTATTGATGGCATCTCGGAGAGAGCAGCACATGATTTACTCAAAGAGTTCGGGTCAATCCCACGACTCTTACGCTCACGAACCAGTCAGCGAAAACTCATGGAGATAGAAGGCGTTGGTAGAAAGAGAGCCAAGGCTATACTATCCCTGCGTGAACGCTATCCCGACCAACCTGACCATCAATCTGAATAACTCATTTGGTTGGATTGACTACTACCAGCCACAGAACGGGAGTCAAAGCCCACCTGTATATTATGTAGTGTCACACCACTATACTGTGCAGTATCGGGGGCTAAACCAGCAACACGACTAATTTTAATTTCAATAGTGTTGTTTGGTATATTCAGTCCCGCCAGTGTTCCACTAAACAGTGAGACAGAAGCATTGGTACCTACTGCGAGAAGTGCTGTTGTATTTGCAGTAGCACCTGTTTCTACACACTTTACCTCTACATCTAAAGAAGCAACGCCGCTTGCGGCACCTAGTGTGTATCTTCCCGTTATATTTGTTTGTGTACTGTTGCTATCCGCAGGTACCCTAACTACCGTTGTGAACTCGTTATATGCTTGAGCCGCATCCGTAGCACCTGCAAAGGACATACCGTTGTTTGTCATAACTGCGTCACCCGAGGAGGCTGTGATGAATGAATCAACACCTTCTACACCCGAAGTTTTCGCTGGAGGCTTTGCGGGTTTCTTTTGACCTAGTACTGCGAAATTACCACCTAAAAGACTGTCGTTATTGAAGTCCATACTGCCTTTTATTTTATTGCTTAGGCCACTGCTTAGTATGTTACTACTAATAGTCTTGGAAGAATTGCTAGATAGGTTAGTCCCATCTACATTAGGCCCAGTACCTACTTGTGTCATTGGATTAAAATCTACACCAGTACCAGTACCAGTTTGAATACCCATAGAACCGCTAGTATTCCAAGAGCCAGCGACAGGGGTACCGCCGAACCCACTCCAGTCAAATGTACCGGAGCCTTGGGGTTTAGATTTACCACCATCTCCTCTACCACCACTTGTACCTGTACCAGTTCCGGGTGTTTGAGTACCACCTTTGTTAGTTGTTGGTAATAATAGAGATGCGAAGTTTTGAATACTTCTGCTAACATCTCTCTCTAATTGAAGTTTTACTTGTTGTCTTTGCGCTCCCGAGGCTGACCAATTTATCTGTTTTATGCCCATGACTTCATTGTTTAACCCTAAAGCCGTGTCACGGTAAGTGACTTGGGTTCCGGGTACAAAGTTTATGTCATCACAAATATGTAAGCGTGGGGCATACCATTCAGACCTGCGACCCATATAATTTACAGAAGCGGGGTTCCATTTCCTCATCCCAAGTGGGAATAGGCTATCTGCGTTGATTGCCATAGTTGATGAGCCACCGTATTCATTAGCGTTAGCCAAGTGACCGGTACCACACCTATTTTTTGCGACTGACAAAAGATAGTCGTAGTTCACCGATAACACAATTCTTTCCCCACCTTCCATATCAGCCCAATATGTACTAGGAATCTCTATCTCATAATATCCATTTGAATCAACCGATACGCTGCTACTGCTTCTAGCAGTTGCTACGAAATCACTATCTGTCCAATCATAATCAATTAGTTTTATATTAAATACTGGGTTTATGGTAGTAGGGGCATATTCGGTAACGGTTCCGTCACCTACTTCGATAGCGAATCTCAACTTGCCGTCTGCATTTATGTTTGAACCACTAGGGGTTTTGGCTGTTGTTTTTGGCATGTTTCGTGGTATATGTACTACTTGTAGAGCATAACTTAGAGACGCTGCACCATACCAATAATACATATCACTGTATGGTTCTTGTACATACGGGGTTGTGAAATCAGAACCCCCATCCCTACCGTTAAGAGCAGACACCATACCGGGGAATAGATTACCTCCCCATATACTTGTCCACGCCCACGCTTTATCTTCTACATACGAGCCGCCAGTACCAAATACTCTTGGGATAGTCCTAGATTGGTCGGCAATGTAACCATACCTTCCTCCGTTGACCATCATATCACCAAGCCCGGACATTGTGTAATTGTTATCAAAGTTTAGTATTTCTGCACTTATTGATAATGGTGCGCTCTTATTCTTTTCGTATTCCGCCTTTGCCACTGCAAGTGCTTCTGCATTTGTGGTTACAGATGGCATGTCGAGTATCTCCCAGCGTGGGGTTTGGCCCAAACTAGGTGCGGGATAGTCAACAAACGCCCCACCTGCGCCGTAAAACACCCTAACATTGCTGATTTGCTTATTGGACTGAGTATTAAGTGTGGAAACCATAAGGTTGGTCTCGTCAAACTCTAAGTTTAGATTGTAGTTTGGTCTAAAGGAAGGTTTAGAATCACGCCCCATCAACCATGAAAAGACTTGTCTAACTCCATTGCCACCCAAACCAGCAAGTGATTGCGAACTAGAGTATATTGTAGTTAGTGTGGTGTTTCTACAATCATTCACTCCACCGAAATCATCTACTGAGTTAGTTAATCTCCATCTACCAAAAGAACCCGACCCCGCTACTGATGTAGTGTTGGGTATAGTGAAGGTATCGTCGGCTGGTATAGCAGTAATCACTGCTGTATCAGTCTTACCCAATAGGCTAATTCTCTCGCTATCTATGATTGTCACCGTGTCTCCTACTGACAGCCCGTGTGGGGTTGACGCAGTGAATGTAGATGAACCGCTACTAGGGGCGGTTATGGCTGTTAGCCTCCCACCTCTACCCGGAGCGTTACAATCAGCAAATACCGTAGCCATATCCTTAGTAACTGGTACTGTTCCTATATCGTGCATACCATACAGTCTTGATTGAGTTAACCAATTCTTAGTTAAACAGTCTAAATAAGACATTCTTAATTTCTCACTGTCCCACCATGTACCACTTGCTTTGTTTTCAATAAACCCATTGAGTGCCATAAGCAGACGCATAGGAAATACATTAGCCAATCCGCCATACACAAGAGCGTCTGTGTATGAGTTCTCATTATCCGGGTCTAACGAAATACCTACCAAGGCTTCATTTGAAGGAGATGGGATACTACCAACAGAACCAGCGTAGGTTAAAATATACGCACCGTTAGTGGTACTATACCCTGTACCATCCCATTCCCCAGCAGTAGTAGTATTTTTAACGGGCATACCTAGTGATAACAAAGTCCTTAGTTTCCTTGAGTTCAAAGCATCTAATTTACCAGTACCCGCAGTAATACTAACTCCGGCATCAATAGCAATCGTCAATGTGGTTGTTGTAGCGTATGGTACTGCTGGGTTAACTGCATTTACATGCGCTATTGTATAGTCACCATCTATGCTAGGAGTAGTTGTGCTGGCCCTAATGGTAATTTTATGACCGGCTCTAAAGGTTTCACCTATTCTATAACCTACACCCGAAACATCTGTAATTTTTACAAACCCTGCCCCATCTGCGACAAATGAAACCGATTTATCTTTAAAAGCATAAGCCGAAGTATCCCAAGAACCACTGTATGTGGCAAAGTGGAAAATTGTTTTTTTGTCCTCAGACCGGATTTGCCCTACTTGGGTGTCAATTGGAGGTATTATGCTCGCATCAGTTAACTGTATAATCTTATCACCTAGTTTTATTTCAGAATCCAAGGTGGTGACATCATTTAGTAGATACTTGTAGTTACCATTCCATGAACTGCTGTTCACAATGTTTTCGTATGTAGTAGGTGCCTTGGCCCAATAGTTGTCAATCAAAACAGGAAACCCTTCAGTCTCAACTAAATAGTCCCCTATCTCTCTTCGACCACCCGATGCCTGTCCTGTTCTACCGTTGTTACTAACAGTATTTAGGTTGAAAAACTTTGAAGAATCTATAATAACAAACGCACCCGCCTTGTCCTCCCAATTGTGATATTTACTGTCTGACTCGCTATCAGAACCACCCGCCACACTGCTCCATGTGTTGCCTGTTATTGGGTCAATAGCAGCGTCTATCTCCCAAATATCTACATCTTCTCCTATTTTCAAATCAACAAATCTTTCTCTATCTTCTGTCGCTGATATGTTAGTGTCAGCAATTCCTAAAGACAGTTCATAGTTACCGGAGTACGGGGACATTAGACCAAATTGGTTTTTCCTATAAGAGTTATCTGCATCGGCACTGCCATCATTACGCATGTCCGACCATAAAATCCAAATGTGTTTATAGTCATTAGTGTCAAGATTTCTTATGGCGAAATTGGAACCCGAAGCGTGGCTGCGTTGGAAAAAGTTAGTAGTAGGTAGATTGAGAACGGTCTGACCGTACTTTAATGTAATTCCCGTATATTCAGAATTGACCCTGTAATCGTTATTGTATCCTGCACTAACTAAACTAGCGTTAGTGTGATTAGGTGTTTCGAGAAGGGTATATGCCGTAGTTGGGCTTACTACTCCGGTTGGGCTATTAGTTTCTCCAATCCACTCGAACTTACCATGTCTACCATATTGAGTATCTAACTTTCTCATCTTATACACGAAATAATCAACACCATTAACTGTTAATACAGTGCTATAATTGTTGGCGGTTGCTGGTGTTAATTCATTTACATTTAAACCATAAGTACCGTTCACAAATGAATCCGAAGCACCTTCGATTGATACAGTGCCATGTGGCAGTGTGCGTGTGTTAGTGAGGGTCACATCTTGCCAATTTGTATATGCAGTTTGTGGCACAAGTAGTAGCATTCTATACCTAATACCCGGGGATGCACCAAAGGTATTGTTTAATCCCCATACGCTGCGAGCGTCATAGTTTCCGGCATTAGGGTCGGCGATAAACCGTTCCTCATACACTCTAACAATACAATTAGTAGCAGTGTTGGTAGTACTTATTCCACTATAAACTCCCGAATCAACAAACCCGTCGTCGTCAACAAACTCAATACTACCGGCAGAACCAAGACCTTTGGCCACTCCATTTATTGTTAGTGTAGAGTCTCCGGGGGTAAAGTTTGCCGCAATGGTGCTTATACTACTATACTTATTACGGTTACTACCGTATGACCTTTGGTCTCTCTCTACTATATTTTGGGGGTCTTGGCCAATCTTTGAAAACAAGTGCATAAACCACGGCGATGATTTTAGGTCTTTCATCCATCTCGAGTGAATACTACGGTATGCGGTATCAGCAGTGGCATGCCCACCTGTAATTGCATCATCCCAATTGTCATAAGCCTCATTAGGCCCATTTATATCTTCTCCTAAATACATCTGTATTGGGTGTGCCGACCTGTTTCTCATTCTGCTGTCTAGGTGCCATTTCCATGTACCTGTCCCGTCTTGTACTTCATTGAAACCTAAGTCTTGATTTGCAGATTCTAATAGGGATGTGCCGAAGTAATAAGAGTTTAGTTCGTTCTGTGCCTCGCTTCTATTATACGCCACCTGTGTAGTACTGTCGCCTTCGCCACCTTGCCCCATTTCCCATGTAGGAATCTGCGTATTAAGATTGGCGAAATAGTCACTTGCACTAATTTTTATTGTCGGGGTTCTTCGGTTAGCGTCTTGAGAGTATGACATTCCTGTTACTCCCCCTCTCCATAGCGGCCTATCAATACGATTATGGAACATTAGTAAAGACCATTCGGAATAAGATGATTGGTTGAAGAATGAAAGTAACTCTAGTTGAGCGTCATCATCTACAACGGTGATGGACAAGGATGATGAAGAGTTGTTCCCCATAGTACAGTCAAAGTCAATTACGGGTGGCATTTCAGTAGTGCTTAGGGGATAATCATTTAGTGGCCTAACCAAACCTACCCTATCAATTAAAACCGTTACTTTTTTTGCGGCCTTTTTTGCATCTAATTCCCAGCCATACATATCAGCCGCTTGGAACTTGACTCCGGCTGATGTATTTCCGATAGCATTGCCAGTTGATACAGACGCACCGTTCTTTACTATGTCGTATGTACCTGCTGTATAATCCATTATGAAATCGTAATCATCCCACAAAGAGTCCATGCTAGTTCCGGCGTATGTTGTCATTTCTTGAAACGCAATAGGTGTTATTTCATAATCAATAGCGGCATGACTATATCCGGTATCCCCACCAACGACAGATGCAAACGCTGTGCCTTCACAGCCAATGCGAAGTCTAAGTCTTGCGTTGGTTGTGTCTACTGCCATAGGACAAATACGAATAGTAAATATATCCCCATCACCTTTGCTGTTTAGTGTACCGTCATAGGACATTATTACATCGTATGCGGTAGTCGAGTTTTGGTATATTTCAGTTACTAGAAATGGTTTGCCGCTTGGGGATTCAATGGGCATTAATGTTGCCTTGGGTGCCCCATTATTCAAAGCATCCCAAAACGGAACTTCACCGGAATAAACACCGGCTAAGTGGGTTCTAACTATCTTGGCTGGTGCTGCCAAAACTGCTACCGCACTGCTCATAGGCATACCGGACTCCGGCTCTAAGGCTGGTGAGATGCCACCCAAGTTATACATTGGGTCGAACATAGAGGCTCTACCAAATGTAGAGTCGTTAGTACCTGTCGCTACATAATATCTTTTGGATGTGTCATAGCCGTTGCATAGCAATAAGTAACCTTCTACTGCTGCATAATTAGAATTAGCGGTATCAGTTTCGTAAGCCTTTGTTGCGCCACCTATAATACCTGTACCGCCGTCATACTTTTGGCGATTAGCGTTGGTTAATGAGTCGGGGTATTCTAATTGAGCAAGACCATCCCACTTGCCGGGATTGTTGCGGTTAATATCCAGTGAAGCCCATTCGCTTACACCTTTATTGAATGTGTATTGTATAGATGAAGCCACGCTACTATTGTTAAATCGAGCAGAATCTCCGTCACCACGCTCAACCCAAGCATAGGTATAGCGGGGATTTAGTGTGGCCCATCCGTTGATAGGATTACCTTGGTGAGTCTTGGATGAGTACCACTTTACGGCAGGGCTATTTTCGTCGTCGGGTACTGTTCTAGCCGACATGAAATCGTCATAATAACCAGCCATCCAAAATGTATATGCTCCTTCGTCTATACTCCTAACCATTCTTTTCACCTAATCTAATCTATTCTATGCAGTTGACAACGAAGGTGCTATTTCATTTAATGCCCTTCTGATGCGTTCAGCCGCCTCTCTCTCATTGAAGAATCCGTGGAAGTTATTCGACATAACTATATCCATCTTGTTGTATAGGACACCTACGCCCTGCTTGACAACCTGCTTGTAAAGAGAACCTGTGACATTGCCATACTTACCGCCAAAGAATAACTCTTCTCTTGCATTACCAAAGTCGTACACATCTTCAGTTAGATTTTCTAATGCCGTAGCAATATCATTGATATTATCCTTTGCATTCTCGGTATCATCATCATCGAAAAACATTTCTTCGATAGTACCGGCTGTTATCATGTTATCACTAATTTTCTCAATGAAGTCAAACGCCCCATCTTCAAGGAAAAACTGTAATGCGTCTAACTCATCTTGGGTAAGTTTTCTATTTTCAGTTAGTAATGCTTTTTCTAAGTCCTTTAACATTTCATACTCATCGTGTATGAAAGTATAACCTCGGGGGTTTTTTGAAACAAGCAAAGCATCCCTATCGAATAAATCCGAATCATCCAAAAACTTTGCTGCATCGGCTTGCTCGCCTGTGGGCGATGAAAACATAGACTCGCCTCCTTCCTCAAACCAGTCAACCAATGAGTCAATTGGGCCTTCGTATTCTTCGTATAGATTGTTAAACCGTCTTCTCAACGCCCGTGTGTCTGCAAAACCGGCTTCAGTATTTATACCCTTTATTGCATTAGCCAAATCGAGTGCCGAGTTTTTAGCGTCAATTTGCGCCGTATCCATATCTACATATGTCTGATTCAGTCTTATAATTGTGTCATCTAATAAATCCGAGTCATTCTTTAAGTCATTTATCCTTAAATCAGTCATACCTAACTTGTCCGCTAAATAGTCATTTTCTTCGCTAAACAAATGTGTTTGGCTTTTGATTGCTAACAGTGCTTCTGCTTGTCTGTCAAGAGTACGGTTTAGTTTTTCATTAGCCTCAGTATAACCTTGTGCAGTGTCGTTTGCATACCAAAGTGCGCCGGTTATGGCAATAATCGGGCCTAATGATTTACCTAGCATACCCGCATAGCCTACGAATGACTTACTTGCGGCAGCATTGGCGAGAATCAAGGCTTTTTGCGTTGCGATAAACTCCTTCGTCGCTTTAGTTATTTGGCTGAATGCCGGAAGTAGTGTCATAGACATTGTGACTGTTGCCGCAGTAGCAGCGTTAACCCCTTTGAACATGGACATTAGTGGGACAGCAGCAGCAGATAAAGCAAAGGTTAATTTTCTCGTCGAGTCTGCTGCCTTAATCTGAGCCTTTGATAAATCAGTCTCTAGTATGTCTCCATATTTCTTGACTTCATCCGATTGTGCAGACTGTCCCGAAAGTATAACCTTTTGTAACTTATTCTTTTCTTTGAGTGTGAGAATGTGATTTTTGTCTGCTTCGTTTAATTCTTCGGTTAACTGGTCTAGTTCATCGGTGACTGGGCCTAGTTCTTGTAATACATTAAGTAAGTCGCCCTTAGTAGTCTTTGCTTCTTTGGTGAGCATGGTGTTTGCTGTCTGTAATGCGTTTTCTCGGAATAACGCCCTGCCGTGTAGGTCAACTGTTTTCATTAAAGTATCAGTTTCCATTTGGTGCCCAACAGTTTCCTCACCTAATCTCATCAAAGCCGCCCTAGTTTGTTGGTCTAACTCTAGGTTCTGCTTTTTCCCACTAATAAGTTCCTTTAACTCCGTATCTAATGCAGCGTACATGCGGCCTTCATGCTCTAAGTACGCCAACTTTTCTGCTTGCTTTGCACTTAATTCGTTACCTTTAGTAAGTTTCGCTTTTGTTTCTTCTAGCACCATTAATTTGGCATTACTTTCTTCGTATGCTGCGGTCAATACTTCTAGTGTTGCTTTGGCTGCCCGCATTTGGTCGTTACCGAAATCTATCTGTGCCCTTTGTCCGCCATAAGTAGCATCCCTTGTTGCACTCAATAGTCTTTCTTCATCTAATAGACTTTGGATATTAATACTTTGCTGCTTTAATTTGTCATTCATTCTTTCAACATCGGCTATCTGCTTGTTGCTCATTTTGTTGGTGTTTGTGTGAGCAACTATAACCATTCTGTTGTATGCTTCTTGTGCCGCAGTTTTGGTGTTGAATATATACTGGTACTGTTGCTCTAATCTTAGCGCATTATTGTTTAATTGATTGCTACGAGTCTGTATTCTGTCAATTCGCCCTAATGATAGACCAGTATCCCTAAGCATCATGTTATTCATCCCACGCAGTTCGTGTAATTCTTGTTCATTACCTACTATTTGCTCAGTTATACTGTTAGCATACTCTTCAAGCCTAATCTGCTCCTCCATAGTACCTTTGTTTTCCCTATTTAGAATGTTTATTTGTAGGGTTAGGTCATTCTTTCTTTCTATGTACCTGTTAGTAAGTTGATGTAAATAAGTGATAGCGTCAAGTAGGACTCTCTCCTCCTTGGTCGCTTGTATATTGAAATCGAATAATGTCGCTTGCTTGCTATGTAGAGTTTCGTTAGCAATTAGAATACCATGCAGGTCACGCTGAACAGAATCGAACATGCTCATACCAATTGCCAAGGATTGCATACCCAAACCAAACTTTACAAACCCACCTAAGACTTGTGTAAAACCAATCATTCGACCCATTGCTTCGGCAAACCCTTCCCCAAAGGTGTCGGCAACCACTACCTGCATTTCTAAGAAGTCATTCTTTGCTCCCTGCACACCTAGTAAAAATGGAGACATTGACTCACCGAGAGAAGCCTTTAGGTTCTCGCCAGCCGCTTCTGCCGACTCTAACTCATATGCGAAGTTTCGCATAGCCTCACGGGCCTGTTCTGCCGCAGAATCAACATCGTTTAGTGCATCCTCAGATAACTGTACTGCTCTCGCTTGGTTTTCCATTAACTTGATGAAACGAACATAGTGTCTGTTACCAGCGATAGTCTGCGCTATGTTCTGCTTCATAGCAGATGACATTTCATGCCAACCTTTGTCAACCAGTTGCTCTATGACACTTTCCATAGTATTCATATCACCTGACGCATTGATTATTTCAATGCCCATAGCCTCCATTTCACTTCTTGCTTTACCGATGTCACCACCCATGCGAGCATAGACCATACGCAAAGCACGACCAGCCGCACCTGCTTCTTCACCTGCTTCGAGTAGGACAGCAGACATAGCCGCCATAAACTCAAATGATTCTCCGACTAACGCTCCTTGTGCGGCGAAGTTTGTCATAGTTTCAACTAATTCACCTTCAACCGCTACGGAACGGTTAGCAATTGTGTTAAGAGTGTCAAGAGCAAAAGCGGCATTATCAGTCAATACTGATTCCTTTTCAAGTTGAGTTAATCTTTGGAACTGCTTGGCGTTTAAGTCACCATACAATACACCAGTCTGCTGCTGTAATTTGATAATACCCTTCATGGCTTCTTCCGAAGTCAAGTCGGATATGTTAGATAAGATTTCAGCCTGTTCAACCAACAGTGGGATATTTTCCTTACCTACGATAGCCGCTACCTGTGCCGCCCTTGAACCTGCGGCTAATGCCTCAGTACCAACTTTAGCATACGCTAAACCAACTGCTTTTAATTCTTCCTCTAACTCCGCCGCATCAGCACCGTCATAGAACTTGTTAAACTCAACCGAGGCTTTGCCCATTTCCATTGATATTTCTTTTATGGAGCCAATATACACACCTATGGCTCTTGACACATCTTCGATAGGCTTTAGCATAGCCTCGAATGAATCCAGCGTAACCGCCTTCATAACATTCATTACCGTATTATGGTCTTGAATTAACTTACGAGCGTTAAAGCCCGCAACTACATTGAAGAATACTTGGGATGCGCCAACTCTTGTCATGTTATCACTCCCCCGTATTCTGTACAGGTATGCCCCGTTGTTTTAATAATTCGACTACTTCGCCTTGAGATACTTCAGTGGTAGGGGTTTTATCCCTACCCTGTCGAACCCTCTCCATCATGGCTTTGCCATCTTTCTTGGAGTTGCCCGATGCTTCCTTAACTTGGTCTTGCATCTCGTTAAGTACGGCAAGGTCGTATTCAAACTGGTACATTCCTCCCTCCACACTATATTTCATCAACAAATCGCTTGGTACGGCTCCTTTGTAAGATGAACATAATGCGGGGGCTACCTTGCCTAGAAGTCCAAAGGGATTGCACCTTCCGGTTCACCAATCCCTCTAACGAAATTAAATATCAATAATAGTTCATCTTTGTCTAGCATGTTAACATCCATGTCTTCCGGCAGACAAGCGGGTACCATCTTTGCCATTTGGCTAGAAATGTCTCCACCAGCATCTTCAAGAGCAACCATAAACTGCTCTTGCTGGTCTTCAGTCCATTGGTCTTGGTCTAAGCCAAAGTGCTTAAACTTACGGAATGTTTTGGCTAGTATGGTTTCAAACTTGAGTCGCTCCATACCGGAGGCTTGGCGTACCCAAATCTTCTTATTTCCTAAATCAAACTCTTTTTTTAGTATTGGCATTCTTTTCACTCTTCTTTGCTTTACTTTTCTTTACTGGCTCTTTCTTTGCCTTAGTTGTCTTTTTCTCAACAACTACTTTTTCTTCAACAACCGGCTTCTCTTCTGCCGGTGTTTCATAGAGTTCCATGTCAACCTTCTTACGAAGGACTACGGACTTTACTTTGCCCATTATTTTTCCTACTGCTTTTTTCATTTTAATCACCTTACTGGTCTTCAAACATTAAGATTGCTGTAACTTTATCATTATACTTATTGGGTATGTAAGACACCCCAAATAAATAATCTCCACTCGCCATGTTATCCCTTATCCAAGTTTGGACAGTAGTATGGATTGTAGCCGCAGTACCGCTTAGGTACTGTGTGGTTACTTTGGAAGGGTCTTGAACTGGGCCGCTCATTTAAATCACGCCACTGAATACTTCTTACCTGTCGCCAATCCTGTTGAATCGGTGGTGTGAGTTAGTACAGTTTCGCTCATTACATTGTCTGTTACATCAACAAGAGCCACGAAGTTTAGACTTAGGGTTTGGGTGTCACGACCACTAATGTTTGCGGTTGGTGCTTCCCAGCGTACTTTACGAATACCGAGAGCCAATGATTGTGTACCGTTTGTTAGGGATAGCATAATTGCTGGTTCTGCGGTATCACCATTAAATAATTTGCCACCGCTTGTTAGAAGCATGTCGTAGCCCGGAACGGTTACAGTGCCGCTCCCACCAAACGAAGAAGTTGTTGAAGCGTCTGAAAACTCAACTGTTCCTGTGATTTCACGCATCTGTGGTTCGGGTTGGCGAAGGTATGTCCTGTCACCAATTGAGCAAGCCGCATCAGTATCAAGGTTCATGTTAAACTCCATACTAATTGACTTAATCTTAGTTGAGGTGGACTCGTTAGTACCATCATCGGAGAAGGTAACTGTTCCGTCTGCGAAGTGGAATCCGTCTAGTGCGGCACCGCCGAATGTTGGACTTGCTAAGGTTGTTACTCCCGATTCGCTCTTGCCTGTGAAATCAGCAGACATAGTGACATATTCACCGTGAGAACAGTTAAGGCTAAGTCGGTTAATACACATACCAGTGTATGTGTGTTCCTTTTCCTCACGGCCTACTTCAAGAGTGAATGAAGGTAGGACATTGTTTTTATGTTCTTTCCATGTGTGTACGAAGGAGGATATTGTATATCCGCCGCCGGTAGGTGGGGTAGTAGTAACTGCTAGAGCATCACCATAGATACCATAGAAACATAGACCCAAAAGGTCATCCGGTTGTGCTACAAAGTTAATTCCACCTTCGGAATACTCTTTGCCATTCACAGACTTAGCCGCACCGTAGCGACTTACATCTGCTCTTGTCATTAAGTCAAATCTGTATTGTATGCTTTCGTCGTCTATTTCACCTATCATTTTTCCCGATGCTGTCATAACCGATGCAGTGCCGAATCCGGCAGATGCGGCGGCATCAGTTCCGTCACCGGTTCTATTACCAGTAACAGTTTCTTGCTCGGGGGTCATGGCGAAATATCTGTATTCAAAATTAGAGGTCATATTACCTTCACCTGTATGTCGCTACATCCGGTTTGTTATTTGAAGGTTCTTACCGGTGCAGCATATTTAATTGGCGCATGTAAGTGATTTCCATTTTGTGAACACACACAACTTCGTCATCATCCATCTTAGTATCGAATGTGATTGCATAATCGGTTAGGCTGTCAGTGGTGCCTTTTAGTCCGGTGTTGGTATAGATTTCATCGAAAGCATCTCCAGCAATCTCCATCCCTTGACGATAGGCGTTCTTATAATCTGTGCCTCTAGTAGTTATGAATAGGATAAGTGTGAAAAACTGTTTGATTCTAGTCCCACCAATTGTTTCAAAGTTAGGTGAATCTAATTTTTGTAGGATTACATGTATGCTTGGTGGAGGAATCCTTGAAATCTGCTGTGATGATATATCATAGCCGTATAGAATGGATGAGTTATCTACAAGATTTTTGATAAAGAATCTTTTACTGTTCTGTAATAGATTAACTACTGATAAACCCATGCGGATAAGACTATCAGATACAAATGCGCTAGTGGATAATTCGTCGGGGTTAAAAGCACCCATGTTCGTAACATATACATTATTCCATAAAATTGTTCCATCGCCATTTCCCCATTGGATTGTTTTGCTTGAACCTGCGCTGCCTGTCACTTCAAGATAGTTGGTGCTGGCTAAATCATCTTCTATGATTTCACGCATATACAGTTTGGCTTTACCATCACTACTTAGAGTAAGTCTAAGCATAATTGGGACTGGTTCAAATGAGTCCGCTTGTGCTAAATCCAAATCTCTTGATGTAACGGTAGTGGCTCCTACTAACTTTATTGTCTGTAAGTTACCAGTAGCATGTACTTCTGCTTTGTGAGTACCGTTATCTAATTTCATAAGCACTGTTCCATCTGCCGGTGCCACTGAGTATTTGAAGCAAGTAATAATGGTGTATTCATCGGTACTAGGTGTTACTGACCACACCTGCCCACTACCTGCGCTAGCAATCTGCCAAGCCTCGCCAACTGCACTACCATCACTACCAGTACCACTAAGGGTAAATGATTCATTATCTTGGCCGTAGTCTGTTAAACTGGAGGGGTCGCCTCCATTCATACGACTTGTCCAGTATTGATTAGTACTGGCTATTGCCACGGCCACCACCCCAAGCGTCATTAAATGCGTTCACTATCGCCACTTCTATTTGTGCAGCACTTCTATCTCTTGCTTTGCTTAACCAATCAATAGATTTGAAACCGGGATGCACCATATTGTTACCAGTCTTGGCATTGATAAATCCATTACCAGTGCCAAATGTTGTACTGTTGTCAATAGTCTTGAATGTAAATGGATAGTCAAACTTAGGTGAGCCGTACTCAAGCAATTGTGCTAATTTACCACCACGGGAACCTGTGACACCACCGGAGTCAATAGGGTCAGAACCAAAGCGCACTTCTGCTTTTTGATTATGGTTTTCTCCTACCTCTACAATTAGTGAATCTGCTACTTTTTGAGCCATAGCCTGTTGTCTAACTGGACTATCACTTTTAATTTGACTTTGTGTTGGGCCTACTTGACCTTTTAGTACTTGGAAAATAGCATTAGCCATAATGTCAGCCGAAGTCCTTTCCATCTCCTTGATAGCCGCCCTTGTCTGACGGTCATCAATTTGAACTGAAAAGCCCATACCAAAATTATTTCCCATTTAATCCCCTCAATCAACAGTACCTAAGTGGGCCAAGCGAGTTAGGCTACCATTACCCCTTGCTCGAAGGACATTAGAACGCACAGGGTCGGAACCTGCTGTGTGGAATGCTGATTCATCTTCAAGATAAATAGCCGCCGCTAGGTCAGCACATATCTCTCTAACTATTTCTGCAAACTCCCCTTCTTGTACGGGGGATGCGTTGTCATGACCAAAATCAATTCCGGTGCAGCCTGTTAGAGTAGCACCTCCTTTACCAGTCCACTTGAATGTATCACCATCTATGTTACCTGTACCAGCAGTTGAAAAACCACTATTGCTAACAAGCGTTATAGTAGTAGCACCTGCTACTACTGCGCCGCTAAGTGTGCTAGATGCAGTGTAGGAGGATGGAGCGTCACGCCCATAGTCTCTAAATGTTTGGTCAATGTCAACACCTGCTCGGCGAATAGCACTCGCTATACGAGTAGCGGCTCTATCACGCTGACCGGAGTCTAACCCCAATCTTACCGAAACATCTGATGCTGTACAATATCCCATTTCAAATCAGCCCGCCAATATCAACGCCGAGAGAAGCAATCATAGCAAAGAAAGCGTATTTCAAATACTTAGCCATTATAGATAATTCAAAAACTGCTTGCTCGAGCAATTTTACCCTTTCATCAAGGGACTCAACTTTATCCTCAAGATTTGCCACGAAAATCACTCCTTGTTTTTCTCTTCGGTGACTTCCTCAACAACTTCCTTAATGTCGTCAACTATTCCACCCAATTCACTTAGGCTAATTTTACCATCATCGAGGTAATACTTCTTGTATATTTGGTATAAGCCAGTAACGACTATACCTGCCAATCCTACATATAATGCCAATGTTGTTATATCCATCTTAATCATCTCTATATTCTATTTGTTTTACTGCCGAGGTCGGTATAAAAGTAAAGGGCTTGCTCTCGCCGACCCTATATACAGCGTAGCCGTGGTCTGTCTTTTCAATGTTCACATTTGTATANCACCTTTCGGGCGGCTCATATACTATCTTACCTTTACGCATTTTTTTTCACCAGTAATCAAATCTTTCTTCTCTTTCTTTTCTGCTTCATCTAACTCGCTAGACCAAGCGTTAAACCATTCATCTAATAATACACATCTTGTCATTTTATTCATCTCACGGAATCGGGCCACCTAACGCAACTAATTGTTGTGCTATTCTTTGAATTGCTTCTTGTATGTCGGGTGGGGGGCCAAAGCCACCCCAAAACGCCGGATTAAGTGGAACATAAGGGTCTAGGCCCGCTTGACCGGGCTGAAGCGCAGATGTAGCCAAAGCACCTTGAGCAGCAGAAGCAAACGAAGAAGCAGAAGTAGTGCTGTCCTTGACTAACTTACCTGTTGTACCATCAAAAGCGACAAAGTTGTTATTAGTAGCAGAACCGGGGCCGACTACATCACCACTACCGCCACCACCGCCGCCTGCAATTGATGTACCACTTGTTAGTTGAATATCATCCCCTGCGTCGGTTGTGAAGTAAAGTTCGTTTGGTGTTGCTGTCTTAACCCATATTTGTCCATATGCGGTACTGTCGCCGTCTGCGGTGGCTTGTTCCTTTAGAGTTATTGTACCATCAACTGTGAACATACTTTTGGGGACAGTTTGCCCCCCAACTGCAACCCCCTCATAACCACTTCCACCATTGATAAAGAATAAGTTACTGGTATCTTCCCCATGTACTCTAAAGTCCATA